CCGATGCCGCCCTGGTATCGCACCGCGTGGCCGTGCATGAACCGGATCGTGAACCCGTCGAGATCGACGTAGTTGAGGTGCCCTTCACCCACTCGCCACGCGACGTTCTTCCTCGACTCCGCAGCCGCCATCGTCACGTAGAGGTGGTGCTCGTAGGACGTGTCCGCTTCGTTCGTGCGAAGTTTCTCGGTCGTCCTCCCGTGATTCCCGCACGACGTGACGACAAGCACCTCGCTTGCCGTGTCGCTCACGGCGTCGATGAATCCACGCAGCCGCTCGCCGATCCACCGCAGCGCCGCGAGCGGGTGCAGGCTGTTCTCCTCCGCGAGCTCGGGATGGATCATCCCACTTATTAGGTCACCTCCGAGCCAGACGACGACGCGGTCGATCTTGCACAGTTGCCGCTCGTGTTCGAGCAGCGCAAAGAATCGCTCCGACAGTTCAGAGAGTCGGGCGTCGCACACGTCCAGGTCGAAGGCGTTGAGCCCGTTGACCGTCTCTGGCCGCACGGTCTCTTCGCAGTGGATGTCACTGAGCAGCACGACCATCGACGCCGGGTGACGACGACCCTTGACAGTTTTGGTCAAGGACTTTTTGCCCTCGATTCCCTTGAGCCCGACGAACGCATCGGCACGCTCCCGCTCGCGGTCGATCTGAGCGAGTGCGGATCGGTAGCGGCCCTTCAGTGCCGCAACCTCGGCACGCAGACGTGCGACCTCGGCGTCAGCGGCGAGTTGCTCGGCCGTCGCGGCGGCAGCGATGACGCTGTCGGTTAGCGACGCCTGTTTGCGGTGAGCCAATGTTCGACTCCTTGTACGCCGCTCACGGGCAGACCGCGATCCTTCAGCGACTGAATGATGGACCGTGCGAGTGCCCGCTTTTGCAGCCCGAGTTCGCCGCTCACCCACCGCTCGCGAAGCGCCTCCAACTCCGCGAGCACGTCGGCAGGCAGGTCGCAGTGCCACGCGTTGAATCCGGGTTTGTAGTTCTTCACCCGCGAGACGATCTCGTCAGCGATCGACGTTGGCTTTCCCTTACTCGCCACGCGGCACCTCCCGGTAACGCAGGATCTGCCAGAGGACACGACGCTGGACGCGGGCCAACTCGGTCACCGTCTCCTCGGAGATCGTGGAGCCGAGCACCGCATGGGCGATCTCGTGGAGGACGGTTTCCATTTTCTGGGAACTGGAAAGCCGCTCATCGACGAGCATCTTCGGGGGCTTTTCGTCGTAGCACGTCCAGCCGTCGGCACGGCCCTTCAGCCGCGAGAAGCGGAGCAGCCACTTCTCTCCCGCGATCGTGATCGTGTGATCATCCGCCACGGCACGAGTCCTCCTGCGTCCATGGTGGATAGTTTGTCAATTCGCAGCGGCACGGCGGGCATTGCGGATCGCACGACGCACGAGCAGGCGACCGGCCACGTCGAGGAATGGGAGGCCGCGAGCCTCGGCCTCCGCACGCATCACGGCGACAACCTCCTCGATGCGTTCTGGCTTCTCGCACTCGTCTGGCCCCCATGCGTCCATCTGTGCAGCCTTGGCCCGGCACTGGCACGTTGGCGTCGGCTCGATGCCGAATCGCTTCAGGAGTTTCGAGAGTTCGGTGCCGGGGCCGGATGGTGGTGGCGGGAGGACAAAACCGACAGGAAGTGGAGCATCCGGCTGCGCTGCCGAAGGCAGCAAAGGATGCGAATCCCACAGCTCGCGGTAACGCTCGGACGTTGCTGCGTCGCAGTTGGTTCCACTGCACAACTCCCACAGACGACCAATCATTGGCAGGCCCGCACGCCGACAGGCTTCGCTCGGAGCGCTGCATTGGCACGGCGTAGTCATTCGGTCACTGTGACCGTGAAGCCCTCAGAAAACAGGCCCGCAAATGGAAACGGACCATATTGCCCTGGCGGGAACGTGCCTGTCATGAGCAATGGAGAACACGATACGATGCCCAACTGAAACGACGGATTCATGTTCGTGACCCCGCCTAGTTGCGCGAGCACGTCGCAGTTCGGAACATCAAAGTATGGACACGTTCCTCCTGCTAGGCTTTGCTGAATCGACTCCTTGACGGTAATTGCAGAAGCGATGATCAGGAAGCTATTGCACACAAGGCGATACACAGGCACCAGAAGCCCAGTTTGGTATGTCGTGTACCTGTTGAAGTTGGAGATGCACTCCCTTGTGTCCGAGTACCACGCCGCCAAGTAACTCGATGTCTCGCTGTGTTGCACAGACGATGGGCATATTTGCGTCTCTGGGCTTGCGCACGCAGGCCCGCAGAGCGCGTCTCCAAACAACTGAGGAGGAGCCAAGTACGTCATAGATGCTGACCCTGGCATGAGACTGCGCCAAGGCTGTCCGTTCAGAGTCGTCACCGTGTCTCGAAACGGCCTGCCGCTGCTCGTCGTGATAGTCACGTTCAGCGTCTTTTTTTCGATAAAGCAACCGAGGCAATCGATGATGTTGCCCGTATTGCAGCAAACGCAAGGCATATCACGCCCCTAGGCGAACGAAGGTCGCTGTGTAGGTGCTACTGACGACGTTGATAGAGGCAGTCGTGCGATTCACTGTAGAAGAAACAGAGCCTCCAGTGACTACGCTTGACGCGTTCGTGACTTGGTTCGTAGTGACCGTGATGTTGCAGTTGTTCGTATTCAAGGACGCCGCCACGCTAACGCTCTGCACGTACGTCAGCCTCGCGGTCGTCGCGACAAACGTGTTCTGCACCGTCACGTTGCTGACGACAGTCTGCGCCGATGTCGCAGATACGAACACCGCAGTCGCCGTCGCGAACGGCACGTCGATCAGATGCCACGCGGTGCCATCCTTCGCGATCGCGCAGTCGGTCGCACTCGTGACTGCCGGGTACGGAAAGAACAGATTCACCACGCTCGCGGTATTCGGCGTCGCAGTCTGATACTTGAACGTGACGGTCTTCGTCGCATTGATCGCCCACGCACCGCTGAACGTCGCAATGCGAAATGTCTTGCGCTGCTGGGGCGGCGGCACCGTGTCGAACCGCAGCGGGCTCTCGGTGCGATCGCCGATCTCGACGCGACGCACGGCGTTCGCGATCCGCTCGGCAGACGAGCGATCGAAGATCACCGGGTCGGCCATAGGTCACGCCGGGGGAGAGCCGAAGTAGTCGTTGAAGTTCACCTCGCGATGGACTCGACGCGTCAGGATCGCGGGAGCACCGAGCGTCTGCGCGCCGCTGCCGTCGAGCCCGACCGGGCCGGGTGAGGCAACCCACTCGGCATTCTCGAAGTCGAACACCATTGCACGGCGCTTCTGTCCGCCAGCGAGGAAATTGAACCCCACGTCGGGCAGTTGCAGCGGCCAGCCCGTCTGACGAAATAGGAGCTCGACCTTCACAGCCCAGAAGCGATGCAGCGTGCCGCCGTACTCTTCAAACTTGAGCTCGCCCGAGATGCCCTGGCACTTCCAGCAGTGCGTCGCACCTCCTATCCACGAGGACGAGTTGATCGTGTTCGTGAGCGCGATCGCGAGCGCCGACGGGAACGTGGCACGGTTCTCGGAGATCACGACCTTGCACTGAGCCTCGTCAGTCGTGAGCCCCTCGAAGTAGTCGTAGGCCGAGTTGGTGAGCGGGCGCTGATCGCCGTTGCCGCTGCCGTGGTAGTAGAAGAGTGCCGGGACCGTCGCGCCCTGCGTCGTGAACGTCCACAGCGCCGGGCGGCTCGTCGGTGCCGCGAGTTGGTCGAGCCCGCCGCTCGGGAAGCCGTACTTCGCGGTGAGGAGCGAGTGGTACTGCGAGCCTTCGTAGTTCTCTTCGTACTCAATCTCGACGCACCGCACGTCGGCGTACTCGGGATGAGCGCTGCCGATGTCAAGCGACAGTGCGGCGGCGACTTGGTTCGCCGTCGTCGCCTGCCCAGACGCGTCGTGCGTGATGACGAACTGCCGCGTGAGGTCGCGGGCCTCGCCGAGGCGGAACTTGTTCGAGCGCGGTAGTTCGCGATGGTGTGCGACGCCCATCAGCCGACTCCTCCACCAATCTGGACGACGGGCCCGGCGAACTGTGCCGAGATCGCCACGAGCGTGTCACGTAGTTCGGTGAGCCGCCGCGTCTGGAGCCGCGCCTCGATGAGCGCCGGGTCTTGCTGATTGGCGGCGAGGTTCAGGAAGAGCGCCGCACCTTCGGCGGTGCGGATGTCGTTGCCTTGGATCACACCCGAGCCGAGCGTGTTGAGCTCGCGGATGCGGGCGACCTGCCGCTGGTTTTCTGCCTCGACGGCCTTCGCCTGCTCTTCGAGGTATTTCTGCTGGGCCTGCTGGGCTTGTTGCTGTTGCTGCTCCAACTGCTTGAGGTACTGCTCCCTCTGCTGCCCGAGCTGCTGCTCCAACTGACGACGACCGCTCGCGATGTCCCGCTCCTGTGCGGCGACTTGGTCGAGTTGCCCGAGGCGGGCGATCCCGGCGTTGACCTCCTCCTGGTTCCCGGCAGCACGGGCCGCCTGAACGTCAGCTTGGACGCGACCGATCTCACGCTCCAATGCCGCGAGGTTCTGTGCCGCCGTGAGGCGTTGCTGATCGCCACCGAACCGGGCGAGGAGGAACCGCTGATCGACGAGTTCGTTCACCTTCGCCCGCTCGTCGGCGACCGCTTTGACGTTCGCGAGTTCCTGCTCGAAGAGTTGCTGCTGCCGGGCGACCTCGGCCTCGAACGCCTCGCGGTTGAGGATGCCGTCACGGGCCTGCTCTTGGGCGTTGGCAATCCCCTCTTGGAGTCGTGCGGCAGCGTCGAAGCCAGCCTGGCCGAACTGCTGAGCCTGCTCGGCGAGGCGGCTGAAGTTCTGGCCCGTCGCCTCGAACGCCTTCTCGAAGCCGCCCTCGAACCCTTGGGCTGCGGCTTGTAGTTGCTCGTCGAGTTGCCCTTGGAGCAGACGCAGTTCGTCGAGCCTCGCCTGAGCGGCACCGCTGTCACCGGCACCGGTCTCGGAGATCTCCTGCTGGACGCGGGCGATTTCACGCTCGACAGCCGACAGGTCGTCAATGATTTTTTGCGTTGCGTCGGTTGTCTTGAGAAGCGAATCGATTCGCTTGGCGTCGGCGTCAGCCTGTTCGCGAGCCGCCGTCACCGCCTCGGTACGCAGGGCAAGTTCCTGCTGGATCGCCGCGTTGACCCCTTCTTGTAGTTCGTTGATTCGTTCGATCTCGTCCGCAGTGAGAGCGCCGTCCTCTTGCGCCGCAGCAACGGCCGCCTCGAACTCACGCATCAAGCCCGTCACCCGGCTGGACTCATCAACGATGCCGTTGAAAAACTCGTCGAATGCCTCGCGTGTCTTGTCGATGTTCGTGTTGACCTTGAACTCTGGAGAGCGAGCTTGCTCGATCCGGCTCCTCATGCCTTCGATAAACTGCTCGGCCGGGCCTGCCGCCGCAGCGTCGCCGTCGGTGCCATTGAGCAACCGATCGGTAGCGTCGCCGACACTAGACGCTGCGTCGATCAATTCCTGCGCGTTCTGGTCGAGTGCCGCCTGGCTCGCTGCAACCAAGTCACGCCCGAACGCTTCGAGGTCCGAGTTGAGATACGATCCGATCGCTTCGAGCGCCTTGCCGAGAGCAAGGGCGAGAGAGTTTCCAGCAATCTCGAACGCATTGAATGCCGCCCGCAGCCCTTCGTAGACGATCGTGAACACTTCGCCGGTCGCCTGAAAAACAGCAGCGGCATCGACGAGCACACTGGACAGGTCGCCGAACTGCGAGACGAACGAATCGAACACGCCCGCAAGAAACTCGGCACCGTTGAGAAGCGTGTCCGTGATCGCATCGGCGATCGCCGTGCCGCCTTCTCCATTCGCGCCGGAGAACGACTCAACGAACGCGAGGAACTCATCGGCGATCGCGGTGACGACTGGCGCGAGATTTCCTGTCACCTGACCGATGATGCCTTCGACCGTCGCCCGCACGAGGTCAAACGCGTCGTTCATCTTGGCGATGTTCGACACTTGATCCTCGCTCACGATGATCCCGAGACGCTCGGCTCTCGCTGTGAGCTCCTCGACGCTTGCAGCGCCCTCCTTGAACAGCGGGACGAGGGCGGCACCCTGCCGACCAAAGATCTCGACGGCAGCGGCGGCACGGTCGGCTGATGTCGGCAACGCACCGATCGCCGCCGAAATCGCCTCGAACTGCTGCTCGGGCCGCAGCCCGCGAATCTCGGCGAGCGAGACGCCTACCGAACGGAGCGTCTTGTCGAACGCACCGCCTGGGTCAGCCTTGCCGATCGACACGCCGAGCCGCGTCACCGCCGTGGCGAACTGCTCCGTGTCAACGCCTGAGAGTTTCGCCGCGAGCCCGAGACTTTGCAGTTGCTGGACCGGCACGTCGATGCGGTTGCTTAGGTCGTTCAGGGAATCGAGCGACGTGGACACGCTCGACACGATGCCGCTGATCTGGCTGGTCGCACTACGCACAGCGCCGGACAGCACCTGAAACCCATCGACGATGGCACGCCCGATCTGGAGCCGGGAGATGGCTGTGAGTTGACGCGAGATGCCTTGCAACGCCTGGTCGTTCGCTCGCGCTGACGTTGTCGTGCGGTCGAGGTCTTGCCGTGCCCTCTCGGTCGCACGGTTGAATTGATCCTGCGACAGGCGACCGGCTTCGAGGTGCCCTCGCAGTTCTACGATTGCGGCGTCGTACCGCTCTTGCGGAGTGAGACCCGCCTGAATGATTCTGTTCGCCGCAGCCGTGGCGTCGGCTCGCTCTCGCTCCGCGCGTGCCGCAGCCTCGTTCGCACCGCTCGCTTCTGCGGATGCCCGGTTGTATGTCTCCTGCGAGATCGCACCGGCAGCGAGCAATCGATCAAGATTGGCGAGCTCGTCGGCCCGACGTTCCTCGACCGTAGCGAACTGCTGCGTGATGCGTCGTCCTTCCTCCAAGACTCTTTGCCGTTCCTGCTCGGCACGCGACGCTGCTTCCTGCACACCACTAGCTTGCTCCACGGCACGTGTGTATGTCTCCTCCGAGATCGCACCGGCGCGAAGAAGATCGTCGAGTTCAGAAAGCCTCGCAGCGCGTCGCTCTTCGTCCGTCTGAAGCGACGCTGTGATCGCGGCACCTCGCCGCAGTGCTTCGACGCGAGCCGACTCCGCTGCCGCTGCGGCTGCTGCGGCTTCCTCGATGGCACGGTCTTGGACCGCGAGTCCAGCGGCGGCACGCTCCGCGTCCGTCAATCCCTTCGACGCCTGCTCGACCGCCCGGTTGTACGTTTCCTGCGAGATGCGACCCGCTTCTAGTTGGACCGCGAGCTCGCCCGCCGTTCGCTGGAACCGCTCGAACGGCGTCCGCACCGACTCGGTGATTCGTGCCGCTTCGCGGAGTGCGGCGGCTTCCTGCTCCGACGCCTGGGCGAGGTTCGCGAACTCCTCGGCGTATTGCTGGGCGGTGATCTGCCCGGTCTTCAGCGCCGAGTTCAGGAACGCGAGGTCGGTGGCGAACTTCTGCTGTGCCGCCGCTGCCGCTGTGCTCTCGCCCGTGAACTGCTCGAAGACGCCAGTGAGCTTCGCCGCCTCGGCGCCAAGCGTCTGAAGAGCACGCTCTGCGGGCGTGAGCTTCAGTTGCGTCGAGTCCGCACTGATCTTCAGCGCGAGTCCGAGGATGTTCGCCATGATTAGTCGATGATCCCCATCTCACGCCGTAGCCGAAGGATCGCCTCGCGGTCCTGCGACTCGTGCTGCGGTGGCCGAGCCTTCGGAATGAAATCCTCTGCGGTCGGAGGCTTGCCTCTTTTCGGATCGGTGTACGGTGCCATCGCGATCGATGCGAGCAGTCCTGTCTGGAGCCACGGGTCGGACAGCGGCACGAAGTACCTCGTGTACGCCATCCACTCCGATAGCTCCCGCGAATCCATCCGCTCGCATAGTTCGCGAACGGTCATCCGCAGATGCCCCGCCAGCGCGAAGAGAAACCTCCGCGAAGGCGAGGCGTTTAGTTTTTTGCCAACTGCTCGACATCGGCCTCCGTCATGTTGTTGTGCTTGAGGGCCGAGTCGAAGAGGCGACCGACGACCGCACCGCTGCGGCTCGCCAGCGCGACGACCTGGGCACGAGTGAAGAGCAACTCGCCCTTCTCATTGCAGAGGCAGCGGGCGAGGTACTCGGAGCGGAAGTTCTCGATGCCGGAATCTTTCTTGCCAATCCACAGCCGCTCATAGGAGTCACGCTCGCCGACGCTCATCACGCGAATGAACACGTCACCGCCCCACTCGGGCACGGTGATCGGTCCCATGAGCCCGGCGTCGTTGCTCGCGAGAATCTGCTCTGCCGTCAGTGTCGCCATGTGTCACTCACCTCACGATGGATACGTAGCGGTCACGCCGACCGTATCCATCACTCTGAACCGGTGGTCAAATTGCCAGACGCCGTTGAGCTCGCCACGAACCTCGGCACCGAGGTAGACGCAGTCCGCATCGAACACCGTGAACGTGCTCGATGTGGCGGTGCCTTGGTCGTCCTGCGCCGTCACGGTGAGGCGAGCCCGCACGCCGTACTGGCTCTCAGGCACCGCCGTGCGGGTGAACGCAGGCAGCGTGACCTCGCCCAGGTCGAGGGTCCACCGTGCCGTGCGAGCGGCAGGCATATCGCGGACGAGATCGAGCGTGACGCTACTGACTTGCTGGACGGCGGTGCCGCCCCACGTGACAGCAACTCCCGAGACTCGCGTAGCCATGACGGACCTCCGTCACGGTCAGCGAGCCACGGTGATCGTCGCCTGGCCACGGATCGCGTCGTTCGTCGCGAGCGTCAGCGTGCTCGACGACACGGTGGCGGCCTTGCCGTTGATTAGCGTAGTGCCGCCGGTCGTGATCGTGATTGTGCCCGTCGCAGCGTCGAGGATGATCGTCTTGCCGAGGTAGTCGAACGTGACCGAGCGGCCCGTGCCGCCGTCGTCGGCCGGGATCACGAGCGGACGGCTCAGCGTCGCCAGCGTCTCGCCGGTCGTCTGCCCGAGGTGCCCCACGTCCACGGTCGCCTCAGCGGCAGCGCCGGGGTTCGTGTTGCTGATGACGATGTTGGTCACCGTATACACGGTGCCGAACAGATTGAGGACCGTTCCAGCGCCGTCATGGGGAGTCGAGGGGTTGCTCACGGATCAGGTCTCCTGCCAGAGGATCGTGTACGTTTGCGTGACCGAAAACACCGGAGGCAGGTCGCCACCCGCCAACTGTACGAACCCGTCCTGCTCGTTCTGCAGCGCGACGTGTCGCACTGATACTGATGATGACACCGCATTCCCCCACCCATCCAGTTTTGCGCGGCAGGCGTCGGCTAGTTCCCGCACCGCCTCATAGGTCTCGGCGTAGAGCTCCAGGGCGAGCGTCACGACAGGCAGCCCGCCACGGGTGTTGCCGAGCGTCGTCTCCCGTGTGACCGCCTGACGCCGCCACGTCGCCAGCGGGAGGGCCGCCGAGGCGGGGGCGAGAACCGGGTAGATGCGGGTGCCGAGGATCGCGGCCACCGTCGCGTCGGCGAGCAGGGCGTCGGCGACGGTCTTTTCGGGTGACTTGAATGCCATGTTCGGGATCGGCTTTCGCCTATCCCGAACCTATGGAGTCACACCCCCACCCTTGCAGTTATCAAACGACGAAACATCGGTGTTATCAGAGCGTTCCCGTAGCCGACCGGGTCAGCGTGTCTAAGGCACGCTCCAGCGAGATCCGCAGCTCACGCTGGAGGATCTCGGCGACGGTGGTCGAGGTCTGATCCCACGTCGTTTTCAGCGGCGGCTGGCCCGACCTTCCGCCAGCCCGCATCCCCTTGATCGTGATCGGCGTAGCGGATCGCTTGAAGAACGCTTGCGGCGATGCCGGGTCGGTCTGCACTTCCTGCTTGCCGCCACCTCGCCGTGGACGCTGCGTCGGCTTCAACTTGAACGGCCCGAGTTGGTTGAAGCTCGAAGCGTAGTAGGCGTTCTGCCCGCTGACATCGTGGGCCTTGACCGTCGTGACGCTGCCACTGCGGTTGCGTCTGGTGTGCGACTTGCGGGCATACGGCGTGTTTGAGAGTTTGCTGATTGTGCTGTCGTCGGTTCCTTCTTCCAGCCAATACTGGTGGTAGGCGAGATCCTTGCCTCGACGCCGCTTGCCGCCTTGTGCCGATTGCGACTTCTCCCTGTCGGCACGGGTGTAGCCGAGCAGCCCGGCGGCGTTGCCGTCACGCCTGTATGGCACGACTTTGATCGTCGCAGCCCGAAACAGGTTTCCCGTTGGGCCGACCGGCGTGTTCGCCTTGAGCCGCTCCAGCGCAGGAGCCAGAGCCTTCTTCATCGCGTCTTCGATGATCTTCGCCTTTTGTTCTGGCTTGAAGATCGCGCCGAGATCCTTCTGGAGCTCTTCCAGCCCGGCGATCTCAGCGGTGATCGTGATCCCTGCGGTCGCCATCAGTCCGTATCCTCCACGCACAGGAGCTCGTGCTCGGTGCGGTTGTTGTGTTCGAGCAGCGACGTGATCTCCAGAATCCGCCCGCGCCACGAGAGCCGCATCCGCTGCGTCAGCCCGGTCACGTATCGCATCCGCACGCGGTGTGTCACCTCGGTCTGCTGCTGACCGGATTGGAGAACCTCGCGACCGGACAGCCCGTCCACGCTCGCCCACACTTCGGCGAACGTGCCCCACGTCTGCACGACCTCGCCGATCGAGTTGCGAGCCTCGGTCGCACTCTGGATCGTGACTCGCTCGCGGAGGCGTCCCGGATCAATCGCCATACATCACCAGCGTGTAGGACGACGTGCCAGCGGTTGCATCCACGCTCACTTGAAGCGAGGTCTCCGTCGAACCGACATCAGAGACGGCACCCTGCTCGGCACGCGACATCACGAGCGGCTTGCCCGTGGCACCGCCGACGCACTTCACGAGCGTCGCGCCGGTCGCCGAGAACACGATCCGAGAGACCGACGAGAACGATACGGCAGAGCCCGACGCCGCCGTGTACCCAGGCGAGGCGAGCGTGATCGTCACGGCTGACGTGCCGCACGTGCCAGATACGACGGCGACTTTGCCCGACGTGTACTCGTTCGAGGTCTGGAGCGCCACGACCTTCGTCGAGGCTACACCGGTAGCCGACGCCGTGTCGGTGAACTGCGAATCGACGATGATGCGTCCGTTCACGTGTAGCTCCCCCACTTCACGCTGTCGAGCAACGCCTTCACCCCGAACGGCATCTCCGAGAGCGACACGGCATCCGCCGCCATGCGTCGCTCGTACCACTGCCCGACGAGCATGAGGATCGCCGCCTTCACGCGGGGCGAGACCTTGCTGCCGTCGTCGCCACGGCCGCCCCACCACGTGACCGTGACGCTGCCGTAGTCGAGCAGATGGCTCGGCCACGATCCGGCGTAGAGCGTCCGCAGCGTGCCGGGCTTTGAGTCGCGATCGACGCGGTACTCGGTCGTCGAGAGCGTCGCCGTGTTGCCCGCCTCGCTCGCGGTGTAGACGATCGACACCGCCGTTCGTCCGGTGGTCTGGCTCATCGGCGGGCGGGGCAACTCGATGACCGCAGGGAACGCATCGAGCCGCATCACGTACTGCGTGTCCACCAGCGTCTCGTCCATGTACGTCTCGCAGTACTCGCGAGCCGCCGAGATGAGCGCAGCGATGTACGTGTCGTCGGTATTGTGATCGACGCGGATGTGAGCCTTGGCGTCGGCGACGCTCACCAGCTCGACGACCGGCTGCGTGGCGACCTTCAGTGAGCGGTATCGCTTGCCGTCATTCATGGCGTCGCCCCCTGCGTCGTGGCGTCACGTCTGCCCGCTCCGCGACCGGCTCCACCGCTGCCGTCTCGATCAGCGATTGCTGCGTCTCCCGCTTCGCGTAGCCCCACGCGAAGAGCCTCGCGGCGAAGGACTCGTCCACCTCGACGAGCTCGTTCGCCTTGTAGGCACCGTAGGCACGCTGCATCCGTACTCTGATTGTGTTCATTCGCCGACCCTCCATGCAGTTTCCGGCGGCTTCTTCGTCCGCTGCCAGTTCGTCGTGTGCTGGAACACCGGACCCGAGAAATCCCGGCTCGGCCACGAGATGACGTACTCGCCGTGACCGATCACGACGCGGGGCGTGATGAAGAGGCGGTTGCCCGACTTCTTGAACTGCGACCAGAACCACAGATCATCATCGACCCGCCCGTCGCCCCAGCCGCCTTCGGCGTCTGGCTTCGAGTGAAACCACGGCTTGAGCGTTCGCCTGAGCGCCCTGGTCGAGATGATCGTGCAGCCGAAATGGGCCGTATCGACCTGCTGCACCGGCTCGGCGAACCACGACAGCGGCAGTTCCGTTTTGCCGTCGGCAGGCGGATCGTCCATCGTGTCGAGCAGCGTGAGCATCGGCCGCCCGTCCTCGCGTTTCGCCTGGATCGGGGCGAGGGCGTCGCATTGGCAGGTCATCGCCAGAGCGAAGAGCCTCTCGACATCGGACTGCGTGACGAACGTGTCGTAGTCGAGCGTGATGATGTACTCGGTCTTGTCCGAGAACATCTCAAGCATCCTAGTGAGGGCCATCGACCAGTAGGCACCCTGGCCCAGCGTCGGGCGGATGTGCAGCGGCATGAGGCTCTCGATGAACGCGAACACGTTCGTGAGCGGCCCGAACCTCGGAGCCGACAGCACCGCCTCGGCACGCACCTCGA